CCAGGAGTCAACTCCTCAGGCCGTAACGGCTGAGCCCGTGGCCAAGAAGGCTACCACGTTGGCAGAAGCTGGGTTTGTCTCACCGGCCCTCATCATCAAGAGCCCTAACCGGCCCTTCCATCGGCTGATGTTGGGCCTACAAGGGGACAGGGGGACTGGCAAGAGTGAGTTCGCGGACTCGGCTCCAGGGCCTGGGGCACACCTCGTGCTCGACCGGGGAATAGATTCGGTGCTAGACAATCCCAACCCCCCATCCACCCGTAGCTCTAATTTTCTCTACAAGGTGGTGAAGGTCCCCAAGGCCACCCAGCTACGGGCTAGCCAGAACGATAACGCCTACTTGCCTTACTGGCGGACCTTCCACGGGGACCTCCTCAATGCTCTTGACAGCCTAGACGGGCGCACCGTGGTCATTGACGGGGACCCCGACTCGTGGGAACTGCAACGCCTCGCCGAATTTGGCCGACTCACCAAGGTCCCGCCCCTCCTATATGACCAAGTGAACGCTGCCCGTCGTGCCCTCTACGCCCGGTGCTATGACAGCGGGAAGATTGTTATCGCAACCTCACGGGTCCGCAAAGCCTATGCCGACAAGCGGGACCACAATGGGAAGGTGGTGCTTAAGGATGACGGTAACCCAGTCAGAGAGTGGACTGGGGAGTTTGAGAAGGTAGGCTTCCAGGATAGCGGCTACACCTGGACAATTGAAGCTGTCTGCTTGTATGACGAGGAGAAGAATCGCTTTGGGCTCCGCATTCTGGAGTGCAAGGTGGACAAGATGCACAACTTGAAAGGGCAAGAACTGTGGGGGGATGAGTGCAACTTCGCGACCTTAGTCTCACTGGCCTATCCCCACATTAGCCTAGAGGAATGGGGTTACTAATGGATACTCCTAGGGAATTTCTCCAACAGACCCTCCCCCGCTGTCTAGATTCAGTCAGCTCTCTTAGTAATCTCATCCGGGTCAATCCCCATCTGATTGAACAGGTTATCGAGCTGGCTCTCACGATTGGAGCAGCAGAGGCCGAAAGGAATCTCAGGGGGAGAGAGGACCGGCTGAATAAGCTGGCCGACAGAATGGGGGTTAGTAGGGCCGCTCCATTTCTCCCAATGCTAAAAGCTATTATCGAGGGGGTTGAGTAGCTATATGGACGTGCCCATCAGCCGCTGCCCTCAATGTGGCCTGCCCGGTCGGGTGGTCCTCATCAATGGCAAATTCTCCCGTCGTCGCATCTGCGATACATGCAGGCATATGAGCTGGGATATCGCAGGCCCCAGCCAACAACCCCTCTTACCTGAAAGTGTCGTTAACTACACTTCATCAAATTGTAGAAAACCCTAAGGAATTCACCTATGTGGACATTGCTAGAGGGAGTAACCATTATTCGACGTATCCAGGATTCACTTAGGGAGAAGGGGTATCACGCCTGCCTTGGTGGGGGAGTCCTGAATCAAGGGGGTAGCAAGAGGGACTTGGACATCTTCATTCTCAGGATGAATAACACCAATAGGGTTAGGCCCATCGAATGCGTGTGGTCTCTATCTAATATCCTACAGCCCTGCACCTACAGCCCCTTGAGGGATAACCCAGACTATGGCCCAGATGCAGATTTCCATTTCTCTGAGGCCCATAGGTTCACCTACAACGGCAAGCGGATTGATGTGTTCGTCCAATGATTTACGTAGCCCACGAAAAAGGGAGTATCGAGCTGCTCCCCCTCATCCTTCGCCTAGGGGTCAGGGCTGAGCGGTATGTCAACCTCCCCGCCGCAGACTTCTGTTTCGAGGGGAACGGCCCGAACGGTCCTATCAACGTGGGCATTGAGCGCAAGACCCTCCACGATATCCTCAACTGCATTGAGGACGGACGCTATAACGACCAGCGCATCCGTATGAAGCAGCTCTATGACATCAGTGTCCTCATGGTAGAGGGCCACTGGAGACCCCACGAACAGGGCTTCCTTATGGAAGGCTTCAACGAGGGCACGACTTGGGGCTATGCCAAATACCGGTCTAGCCGCACCCTCTACTCTAGCCTCTACCGCTACTTGATAGGGGTGGCCAGCACCGGGGTGATTATCACCTACCCGAAGAACATGGGGCATTGCGCGATTGATGTCGTGGAGTGGTTCCACATGTGGAATAAGCCATTCAACTCTCACCGCTCTATGCGCGAAGTCCACAAGATTAGCGTCCCCTCTCTCAACTTCAGGGCAAGTGTGATTCGTAAGTGGGGGCTGGCCCTCCCAGGAATTGGGGTCGAGATTAGTGAGCTGGCAGAGCGCAAGTTCCGTAAGCCCATTGCGCTGGCCAAGGCGGATGAGAGCGATTGGATGACCATTCCAGGGGTGGGGGTCAAGACGGCTCGTGCCATTGTGAAGGAGATACAGGGATGGTGAGACTTACGTTCAAGGGGATACCCATCATCTTTGACCATCCTCAGAAGATTGGGATGCTCACCCCAAACGGGTATGCAGTTCGGTATTGCCGAAAGTGTGAAGGTATCCTAGATTACACCTACGCCCATTGGTTTCAATGCCGCTCCTGCGGGAGATGGTGGAGGCTCTGGTGATGAAAGCATATGCTGACCTTGCAGATTTGCCAGAGGATGACCGTATCCACATTATTGGGAAGACGGCCGAAGCTGGCAATCTGACAGGATTTGTCGTTGAGGATGATGAGAAAGCCGACCGCTATATCGAGAAGCTCAAACGATGGCATCGGGTCAACATCCTCGACAGAGGCCCCGGCCCTATCCGTGGGACCATCCTGGTTAGAGTCGGCCCATTGGCTCACTGATGGCTATTCGTTGTGCTCTCTGCCCTGGCACCAATAAATGTCTTCCCCCCAGCGGGAGTGATAGAGCTGTGCTCCTGGGTATTGGAGAGGCCCCCGGCAGTGATGAGAACAAGAAGGGGACCGTCTTCATCGGCAAGACAGGGCAGGAGCTGAACCAACAATACCTCCCTCTGGCGGGCCTTCAGCGGGGGCGGGACATCCTTTTGGCGAATGCCATTAGCTGCTATCCCATCACCAATAAGGGCAAGCTAGACCCCAACAGCAAGAAGGACCAAGCACTCCTCGCCTGCTGTGCCAATACCAATCTCTACCCCCTGATTGAGCGGGGCCGGTGGAAAGCCCTCCTCCCGATGGGTAGATTCGCCTGCGATGCCATCCTGCCAGATTTCGATTTGGAGCTGGGCCACGGGCTCCCCACTTCCACCCCGTGGGGCATCGCAGCCTTCCCCCAATACCATCCAGCCTTGGGCATCCATGAGCCTAAGAAGATGAGCTATATTCGACGCGACTGGTATCGGCTGAAATTGTGGCTGAGCGGTCAACTCCCCCAACGGGTAGACCCTTTCCCGGAGCCGTGGTATGAAGAAATTACTAGTGTGGCCATGCTTGACGCGATGGTGGACCCGACACTCGACACGGGCATGGATACAGAATCCACGAAATATAGCGGGCCATTCTGTCTCACTCTCAGCCAAGAACCTGGGACCGGATTTCTCATTCGTGCCACTGCTCGAGATATTTTGGAGAGGTTCAGGGGGATGCTATCGCAGTGGCGCGGTCGCATCATCTTCCACAATTGGTTCTATGATGAAAAGGTTATGCGGGCCTTGGCGCTTTCAGTTCCGCATCGAAGTCTCGTGGACACAATGGCACGAGTCTACCACCTCGGGAACCTCCCACAAGGACTCAAGGCTTTAGCCTTCCGTGAACTAGGCATGCTGATGGAGGACTTTGAGGACGTGGTGCGGCCCTACTCGACCGCTCGGGTCCTCAGCTTCTACATGCAGGCCCAGACCTATAAATGGGAGAAGCCTGAGCCCCGGCTGGAGCTGACCAAAGAAGGTCTATGGAAGAAGAAGCAGCCCCAAACGATGAACACCAAACTCAAGCGGTTCTTTACGGATTATGGAAAGGACCCTGAGAAGAATGTATTTGGCTCCTGGGACAACTGGGAAGACTCTCATGAGATGCTAGAGGAGAAGCTCGGGAAGTGGCCGGGTATGTGTATCAGCCATGTGCCCTTTGCCAAGGTGCTCCGCTATGCCTGCCGGGACGCAGATGCAGCCCTCCGGCTCTGGCATCTCGTCAAGCGGATTGAGCGACAGGTCAGACGGATGACGCAAGAAAGGTGGGCAGCATGAGATGGCGACTCTTTGTCTACTCCAAACTCCTTGGCTACTTCGGAGCTGGCCTCGCCTTCGCCGCCTTTGCCGATGACACAGAAGCTCTCTTGGTGGGACTTGGAAGTGTGGGTCTCGCCATCATCCTTGCACACTTCACCCAACCCCATACTGGGGATACAGAAAGGAAAGGGCCAACATGACCGGAGTCGTCAAGCGTTTGAACAAAGAAAAGGGGTTTGGTTTCATCAAGGCTGGCACCCGAGATTACTTTTTCCACCGCTCAGCCTGCCAGAATATCGAGTTTGAGGAGCTAACGGAGGGCCGCTCCGTCACTTTTGAGCCCACAGAGAGCACGAAAGGCCCCAGAGCCGAAGATGTCAACGCCTAGGAAGTGTAGTTAACTACAGTTCAGCGAGAGGTGATACTTATGGACACGCAGGACCAGACCAGCGACCCTTCGCAAGACACCATCGACAAGGACTTGGAGAACCAAACCAAGACGATGGGAGAGCCCATCCTCCAATTCTTCACGTTCATGCACCTTCCCCCTCATCTGCGGAAAGTGAGCCGTCCCTTCTCCCTCTTGGCCGTCAGTCTGGTCACGACTCTCCCCCGCAACCCAGAGCGGACCGTGATGCTCCGTAAGCTGCTGGAGACTAAGGACTGTGCCGTGCGAGCCCTGCTCTATCAAGAGGTGGGGCCAGCAGAGACTAAGCCTGGAGCCGGAGCCATCAGGTGAAACCGACCGTGCCAGAGGTGCTCCCTCTCGTCAATGCCCTCTATCAAGAGCATGCAGCGGGCTGTTGTCTCCACATTGTGCTAGACGATGCTAATGTGGAGGACCACTCCGTCCAATTTTGTTTAGAGCAAGCCAAGAAAGAGGGACATCCGAGATGTATTGAGCTGGCTGAGAAACTCCTCCTGATGTCTAGGACTCAGCGGCATCGTCTCTACCAGTTCCATTCATGAAACCCCAGCGATGTTATGGGGGGGTGCGCTACTTGGGGCCAGATGCTCCAGGCCCATGCCTCCGTAACGTCGCCCTTCTCGACCATAACGCCCGCCCCTACATCATCCACTGCATGGCCGTTGGGATGCGGGTGGACCTTGACCATTTCGAGCGGATGTCTGTGACCTTGGCTCGTGATATGGAACAGGTCACAGAGGAGGTGAGACAACTCACCGGCTACCTCATCAATCTCGATAGCCCAGACCAAGTGGCTGACCTCCTCTTCAAGAAAATTGGGCTGAAGCAGGCCCGCCCCCGCATGACCAAGAGTGAAGACCGGGAGAGCGTAGACCATGAGGTCCTCGTGGCTATCCAGCATGACCATGAGGTGGTCCCCAAGATTCTCAATTTCCGAGAGCTGTCCAAGCTGAAAGGGACCTATGTAGACCCCATGCCCACCCTTGCCGTGCGGGTCTCTCATGACAACTGGCGGATGTTCCCTAACCTGAAGGATACGCGAGTGCCCTCTGGCCGGTATAACTGTGCGGAGCCCAACCTCCTAGCTATGCCAAACCGAACGGAGAGAGGCCGCGAGGTATGCGAAGGATTCATCACTGA